CCGTTGGTCAGCGCAAACTTGGCGGCGTCCGTGCCGCTCATGGTGATCGGCTGGGTATAGGGCGCACCGCTCGATGTGACGGCGGTGATCGTGCAGACCTTGTCGTTGTCGTTGTCCTGCGGAATGCCGGTCTTGACGATCGGCCCAGGCCCGCCATCGAACAGCAGCGTCACGGTATCGGTGACGACAACCTGCACGCTGTAGGTAACATCGACAACGAACGACGTGGAGGTGGCCATTTGGGTATCCTAGGTTAGCGCGCGTAGGTCCACCGCCATGGCGCTATGCCGGTCGAGGGCATCCGCCACGGCGGCTCGGGCCGCGTATCGTGCTGCTCGGCTTCCGCTGGGGCCGGTGCCGGCTTGGCCATGCCGCACGCGGCACAGTGCTCGTGGTGGTTCCAGCACCAGGCGCTGCACTTCGGGCAGGTCCAGGCGAGGCTCTCAGCCATCCGCCTCGCCCTGATCGCGGCGCCGCGCCATCTCCATCCACCCTGCCTCCGCACTAATCGCGGCTGCCTGCATGGCGGCACGGAACCACTGCGCCACGAACGTCTGGCGCTGCGCATCGGAGCGCGACGCATCGACCTCGATCACCGCGTATGCGATCAGAAAGCGCGCAGCCCAGTCGTTGGGATCGAGGCCGTCGGTCACACAGGCGGCGCCTCGGGCACAGCGACCGAGTTGCTCATCGGCGCCACGGTCGAACCGAGCGCGTTGGTCGCAGTCACCACGCAGGCAAGACTGTGGCCAGCATCATCCGGCTGCACGGTGTACGTGGCGCCGGTTCCGCTGTTGGGCACGCCATCGAGGTGCCAGGCGTAGGTGTAGCTGTCAGGCTCGCCGTTCCAGTTCCCCATCGTGCATGTCGCCACGGCGCCCGCCGCGTCGAGCATCACCAGCGGCACGTCTACGACGGTCGGCGGGCCAGCGGCGGCGAGGAAGCCGGCGACCAGCGCGGCGATCTCCTTGGCATGGGTGCGGTCGTTGTCCAGCCAGTCGGTGGCCAGCAGGATGAGCAGCTTTAGCTGGTCGGCCGCGGCATCGCGTGGCGCTGCAACTGCCTTGGGTGCCGCCTTGGGTTCGGGTGCGCGCGTCTCATGCTCGTGCTGACGCTGCTCGTGGCGTGCTTCGCCGTGACGCGTATCGTGCGTGTCGTTCCGGTGGCTCTCTGGCTCTTTGCTCATGGCGTGGCTCCTTGTCAGAGTAACTTCAATATATCTTGCAAAACGCGCTTGAAGGACGCTTTTTCATCCTCACACCATCCATCGTTTGCCACGAAACTATGCAGCAGGTCGGCAAGACTACTCTCGACACTCAGGTCACACTGGAGAGCACTAAGAACTACTTTTCCACCCTCATCCGATGGATATATGACAAACGCACAATCGCGACCAAACTCCCGCAGGAATTGCCGCACGGCGCGAGCGCTGATGTCCGTAACGGCGTTCTCGTTTTCCCAGCGCCACTGATCAAAATCATCGGTGTATGTCAGGCACGCCCCGTGCTCATTTGGAGCGCCATCTTCGTCGTCTGTTTCTGGTGTCACAGCCCCATCCAACTGCTCTCCAGCCCGCGCGGCTCGACCCAGCGACGCTGCGGTAGCTGCCCGGTCACGATGTCCACCTTCGCCGGCTGCGCCTCGCGTAGCCCCATGGCGAGCGTGCGAACGGCGTCCGCGCAGTTGTGGACAACCGCGCCGTTCGCTAGGGAGAAGCACTCGGCGTCAGGAACCGTCAGGCACCAGACATCAGCCGTCTCTGTCAGCACTTCGACGCGCTCGATACGCGGCCGCCTTACAGACGGCAGTGCAGAACAGATGGGCGTTAGCATTCTTGCGAACCAACGCATCGAACGATTTGCCGCAGTGGTCACAGGGCCTAGGCTCTCGTTTCCATTTCGTCCAACTGGCGCTGCTTTTGGCGTGCCGGCTGTGCCACAAACGTCCTGCCTCAGACCGATGCCACTGAGCGGCTCTTTCCCTGGCTGCGTCGGTGAAGTGCTCACTTGCCGCACGAGTGGCTCGAGGCCCATTTCGCCATGTATTGGAGAGATGAAACGCCGCTGGAAGGCACTCGAGGTTGCGAATATCGTTGTTGAGCGGGTTATCGTCCCTGTGGTGAATATGACATCCCTTGGGAACAAGGCCGAATGCAGCAGTCCAAGCGTCTCGGTGCAGCTTACGGCCACCGCGCGAGAGATACCTTTCACTAGGCCACATACGGTAGAGGCCACCATCGAAATACTGCGTGAGAGGGTCGAGGTAGACTGGATTTGCATACCCATCCGCAGGCTGCTTGCGAATGTCCACCCGTTCACCGTCAAGAATGAATGATCCGGCGTGCATCTCACCGAATACCCGCCGCTGAACACCACCTCCACAAGTGGGGCATTTCTCCGAGTGATCCTCGGGTTCCGATAAGCACTCCAACCACATGGCGTCAGAACCTCTCCTGTTTCTGGGAGGTCCATTATCCGACACGTTGCGTGACGTGTCAGTATCTTTGTTTCACCCGTGAAGCAATGTGATGACCAGTCATGCACCGGCGCATCCTTGAACACGCCCATCCTGTCGTTGAAGTCGCGGTGGTAGTGCGCCAGGCACTCGCGCAGCCGCTCGGTCTTCGCCTTGTCCATCCAGCACCGAGGCAGCAGCAGCTTGACCGCGTTGATACCGTCATCGATGTCCTGGCGCGGCAGCACGCGCACCTTGCGGCCGTTCTGGCGCAGCAGCTCCTCGCGTGTTTTGCCGGTGCCTAGCTCGCGGGCGCCTGCATCGTGCGGCAGGAGGTCGGTGGAGTAGCGGTAGGGCTTGCTGTCGAGCCAGGCCACGTAATGCGTCAGCGGCTCGCCGGTCGCCTCGTAGTAGTCGATGACGTGGACCTCGCGACCGACAAGCTGCGCACAAACGATGCTGGTCGCATCTCCCACACCGAGATCCCACCCAGTCCACACCGGCACTGCAGGATCGTAGGGCACACCGCAGACTCGACCGGCGGTGTCCATCTCTGCCAACTCGGAGCGATAGATCGCGCCACGAATAGCAGCATCGAACGAACATTCTAATTCTTGGTCATAGGCGTCTGCCGTGAGCATGCGCCGCATATCGTCCAGTTCGTGTTGCGGCAGCAGCCCGCTCTGCGACGCACGCAGGATCAGCGAATACCATTGCGGATCGTCCTGTGCGGCACTGTGGATACGCCAGAAATCGTTGCGGCCTTTCGGCGTGCCGATGAAGACAGCCCAGCCATGTCGATCGGCGAGCGACGGGCGAATGACTTCGGGCCAGGCACGCGGATCGATATCGCCGTATTCATCGAGGACCACCCCATCGGCATACGTGCCACGCAGCCGGTCGTAATTCTCCGCGCCGTATAGACGCACGCGCGCGCCGTTAGCGAACCGCACCATCAGGTCGCTTTCGCGCTGCTCGGTGCCGGGAATATCTGCTGTGAAGCGCTTCAGGTATTCCCACGCGGTGTCTTTCGATTGTGCGTAGGTCGGCGACATATACGCAAAACGGCCGTCCGGTTTCTTACAGCGCAGCGCACGATCTATCAGGTCCATCACACATGCGACGGTCTTTCCGCCACGACGATGGACGACGAGGCACGCCCAGCGTTTCTTGCGTTTATGGAACGCCTTGAACTGCTCGCGAACGCGATAGCCGAGGTAGATACGTTCGACGGTATCAACAGTCATCGTCGTCATCGCGAGGAACGCCTGTAATTACCTCGATCTTCAGCGCGCCGCCACCGGAGCCTGTGAGCGTGGTGGGCAGCACTTTGCCGATGAGCGTGAGGAATGCAGCGGGGTTTTCGTTAGCCTGACGCTGCAGGTATGCCTCACCGCCCGCACCAGCAAGGGCACCGAGGATCATGCCCTTGAGGTCGGTGGTCATCTTGTTCGGAACACCCGGCTTTCGCCCCGCTCCCGGTATTCTGCCTCCCCTTCCTGCCATGGTTCACAACGATTCTTTTTCGATTAAGAGCCGCGCCATGAGACGCTCATTGCAACCGGATTGGCGCGAGTGGAACGCCGCCGAGGACGGCTGACAGGACGATGAGCAGGAAA